ATCTTGCGGTAATGCCGCATAAGAATCCTTCGGGTTGCGACTACGCGGCCGGGATCGCCTTGGACACGCAGGCGTTAAAGTGAAGTGGGAGCCGGTGGAAGCCCGGCAACTCAAACATTCAGAGCCCAGCCTAGCGCTGGGCTTTTTGTTTATGCAGGCGAATGCCGGATGATGACCGGCTAATCAGGCGAACGAGACCAATCCCGGTGTAGCGATACGGCGCGGGTGTAGGCGGCGAGATGAGTATGGTTAGCCGCCAGGGTAAGGGGTAAAACGAGGCGTCGTCACCAACACGCCTATCGTCGCTAACCAGGAGTCGCATCACCTGGCGCCTGCTCCAATTTCAATGACGTGTAGCTCAGAGGTAGAGCGGTCGGCTGTTACCCGATTGGTCGATGGTTCGAACCCATCCGCGTCAGCCAATAAGCCGGTATGGCGCAACAGGGAGCGCTGCTGATTTGTAATCAGAGGGTTGCGGGTTCGATTCCTGCTGCCGGCACCAGAATTCTGCTTATACCCACCAACGCCGCAATCCCCGGCGGCGCCTTTGCCCGCAGCTCTGCGGGCGTTTTATTCACCTGTAGCCCCTCACCGGGTAGTCCGAGACTATGAAGATGCCTGAAAAGGACCCGAACTTCTGGTCAGCGGCATTGGCGTGGCTGACCACTGTGTCGCCGCAGCTTTACGCCCTGGCGTTGTCGGTAGTGGTCGCGGTCACACGTGTTATCTATGGCGGTGGAACTCGTCGACAAGCGCTGATGGAAGGCGCGCTCTGTGGCCTCGTTACGCTGACCATCGTTCCTCTCCTGACCTATTTCAATCTGCCAGAAAACATGGCTGCCTTCGCTGGCGGCTTCGTTGGCTTCCTCGGCGTGGAGAAGATCCGCGCAGTAGCTGAGCGTTACGTCAACTCGAAGGTAGACAAGCAGTGAACATCTCTCCCTCCGCACTCGACACCATCACCAAAACAATTTGGGGTGAAGCCCGCGGCGAGGGAAGGGAAGGCATGATCGCCGTAGCTTGGGTGATCCTCAATCGTGCCGCAATTGGCGGCTGGTGGGGCAACAGCATTGAGACTGTATGCCTGAAACCGTGGCAGTTCTCATGCTGGAATGCCAACGATCCGAATGCCCCATACATGCGAGGCCGCAAGGCTATCCCAGGTCATCAGTACACCGCAGCACGCGAAGCCGCTCTTGCTGCGGTAGAAGGGCATGAGAAAGACCCCACACTTGGCGCTACTCACTACTACGCACCCAAGGCCGTGAAAGAGCCAGCGTGGGCCAAGTCTGCGACTAAGACAACGCAGATCGGCGGCCACATCTTTTTCAAGAACGTGAAATGAAACTGGCCTCAGTCAGAGGCCAGGCATTCAAGAGAGAATTGAACTGTATAGGGTGCGGCTCGATAGAGCTGGTGTGACTCGTCGCGCAGGTAGTTGCGGAAGCCAGGCCACGACAGGCCGAGTAGTTCCGCCGCTTGGCGCTGACTGATTCCGGCTTTGTCGACCAGCCCGCGCAGGTAGCGCGGGTCTGGATTGTGGTTAGAGGCGTCAGGCTTCATCGCTTTCGAACTGCTCGCGGCGAACCTTCTGCGACTCGTCGATCAGAGCCAGCCATTGATCCTCGCTCAGGTCGTCAGTGTCTACCACGCATTCGCGGCTGAGCAGCCCCATCATGATACGTCCATCGAGTTCGTCAGCCTCCGAACCCATCAGTTCGGCCACTTCGTAGGTGGTGGTGTCGTTGGTGATTTTCATGGCTTCTATCCTTCTTGGCGCCTCGCCGTTGTGGCTGGCATGTGTGTAGATTAATGGGTAACAACGTACACCACAACAACCGTTCGTCGGAGTAGGTATGGAATGGCTCGGCGCGATCCTCATCCTCGCTGTGATCGCACGGAACGCCTACCTCGTTATTGATGAGTGGTCCACTGGCGGAATCATCTGGCACGTCATGATGGTCCTGGGCTGGTCGGCTCTCTTCTGGATCCACGTATCAGGCATCGTACTCGGCAAGGTGTTCTGTGACTAAGTGGCTGCTCGTTGCAGTGGGTGTGCTATGCACTGCACTGCTCATCATGTGGCTGCGCCTTGACGTGGTATCGATGCAGCGTGATCAGGCTCAGAAAGCCGCAAGCGACGCTGTAGCAAAGCTGATCCTCAACGACCGCACAGTTACTCAGTACGTCGACCGCATCCAGTACGTGGAGCAGGCCGCAAAAACAATCGTCAAAGAGATTCCGGTCTATGTCACTCCCGAAGCTGACGCTAGTTGCGATGTGTCTGGCTTTGTACGCCTGCACAACGACGCCATCGACCGACTCGCCGCCGGCTCTGCTGATGAAGCAGCCAAGGGAGCTACAGAAGGCTCCAAGTGACGCTCGCCTATCAGGCATAGCCGAGACAGTCATCTCAAACTACGCAGCATGCTCAGCCAACACAGAGCAGCTAAAGGCTCTACAGGAATACATCCGTAAAGGACACGAACAATGAGCAAGTACGAAGTAAAGACTTCCGATGGCATCGTCCACCAAGCGGAAGCTGCCACCCACTTCATCGATGCTAACGGCCTGCATCTGCACTCTGATGCCGGTCGAGTGGTTGGCGTGTTTCGTGAATTCCTGTGGATGCGCATCACTCCTGCTGTTGTGAACGCTCCGGTTGATCCGGTACAGCCCGCTCCCGAAACCACCACCAGCCCGGAAGCTACCGGGGAGTAAGTCATGAGCATTGGTCGTCCTACCAAGTACAAGCCCGAGTACGTCAAGACAGCTCGGGCATTGGCAAAGCTGGGCGCGACTAATGCCGAGATGGCTGAAGCGTTCGGGGTCTCCCTCTCTACGTTCAATCTGTGGAAGGTGCAGCACGAAGCCTTTTCGGATGCCATAAAAATCGGCAAGGACGTTGCTGACGCTCGAGTGGTTGATGCGTTGTACCACCGAGCAATGGGGTTCAGCCATGTCGACACGGATATCCGCGTTGTGGATGGCGCAATCGTTGAGACGCCCATCGTCAAGCACTATGCCCCCGACACTACCGCTGCAATCTTCTGGCTGAAGAACCGGCGCCCTGATGAGTGGCGCGACAAGCAAGAGCTTGAGCACAGCGGCAACATTGCGCTGACTGATCGAATCTTGGCGGCCCGTAAGCGTGCAAACACAGAGGATTGACCCGGAGACCTTGCTCGCCGAGGACATGGGGAGGTTCTTCTATGACCCGCTTGGGTGGGTGCTATACGCATTCGAATGGGGGAAGGGTGAGCTAGAGGGTTTCGATGGGCCTGATGAGTGGCAGCGCGAGTTCCTCATCGACTGGGGCACCGCGATTCGCTCAAACAACTTCGATGGAATGAAGCCTGTCGAGGCATATAGATCGGCAACCAGTTCTGGGCACGGTATTGGGAAGTCCGCGCTGTCATCTTGGATCATCCTCTACATCATGAGCACCAGGCCGCAGTCCAAGGGCGTGGTCACAGCAAACACTGGCGAACAGTTGCGCACCAAGACCTGGGGCGAGCTAGGCAAGTGGAAGAAGCGCTGTATAACTGGCCACTGGTTTGAGTACAACAACGGCAAAGGGAACATGAACATCTATCACCCGGCTCACAGCGAAAGCTGGAGGGTAGATGGACAGACCTGCCGGGAAGAGAATAGCGAGTCATTTGCTGGTCTGCATGCTGCAACCTCATCGCCCTGGTATCTGTTCGACGAAGCATCTGCTGTTCCGGACAAGATATGGGAGGTTGCAGAAGGCGGCCTAACTGACGGTGAGCCATTCTGGTTCGTGTTTGGGAACCCCACCAGGAACACAGGTCGATTCCGCGAGTGTTGGCGTAAGTTCCGCCATCGTTGGAAGACCAGGCAGATCGATAGTCGGTCGGCCAAGATGACCAACAAAGATCTAATCAAGCAATGGGCCGCGGACTACGGCGAAGACTCCGACTTCTTCAAGGTGCGTGTTCGCGGCCTGTTCCCCTCGTCCTCTGATCTGCAATTCATCGGCACTGGCCTGGTCGATGCCGCAATGGCACGCGTCGTGACTGAGGCGATGGTAAGTCACGCGCCAGTTGTTATCGGCGTTGATCCGTCGTGGTCAGGCGATGATGAATTCGCGATCTATATGCGGCAGGGGCTGCATAGCAAGCTGATCGCCACTTACCAGAAGTCAGATGACGACGTTCTGATGGCTCAGCGTATTGCCCAACTGGAGGACCAGTACAAAGCCGACGCGGTATTCGTCGACTTTGGCTATGGCACAGGCATTGTGAGTGCTGCTCGAGCAATGGGGCGCAACTGGACGCTTGTGCAATTCGGGGGTGCCTCAAGCGATCCGGCAATGCTGAACAAGCGTGGCGAGATCTGGAACGCGACGAAGGAATGGCTCAAGGCTGGTGGCGAACTGAACGACCAGCAGACCGCAGACGAGCTCTCGGCGCCTGAGTACCGCGTCAAGCTCGACGGCAAGATCGTCCTGGAGGACAAGGCCGAGTTGAAGAAGCGTGCAGGTATCAGCCCCAACCGGGCGGATGCGCTGGCTCTGACGTTCTCCTTCCCTGTGGTCAAGAAATCGTTCTATGCCGGTAACGGCGGGCACCAATCCACGTACGACCCATTTAGCTGAGGACACACGCCATGGGCGGAGCAGTCAAGAAGGTGGCCAGCGTTGCAACGCTTGGCTTGAGTGATGCTGTGCTTGGCGCGACTGAAGTGCCGAAGACTCAGACAACTGAGATGAAGGACATCGAGAGCAACGAGGCTCAGAACGTCGACAGCTTCAACGAGGACCGCCGCCGCCGTGCGCGGATGGCTGGAATCTCCAGCACGATCCTCGGTGGCGCGCTGGGTACTCCTGCGACCACTGCAACCAAAACCCTGCTTGGGGGCTGACATGTCTGAAGCTCTGCGCCGAAACGCGGAAAAGCGCCTGGCGATGCTCAAGAACGAGCGGACGTCATGGGAGCAGAACTGGCGCGAGCTTTCTGACTTCATCCAGCCCATGCGGTCCCGCCTGCTGTGCGATCAGCAGGTAAACAAGGGCGACAGGCGCAATAACAAGATCATCAACAACGAGGCCACCGAGGATGCCGGCGCGCTTGCTGCGGGCATGATGAGCGGTCTTACTTCGCGGTCCAGGCCGTGGTTCAACCTTGTCGTCCAGTCAAAGGAGGCAATGGAGTTCGGCCCGGTCAAGTCGTGGCTCTTCGAGGCGACTGAGCGTGTTCGTGATGTGCTGTTGCGCTCGAACTTCTACAACTGCCAACACGTGTCCTACCTTGAGATGGGCGTGTTCGGCACTGGCGCAATCTGGATCGACGAAGACCCGAAGAACGGCATTCGTTGCGAGGTGTTCACCGCTGGTGAGTACTACGTGGCCAACGGCGCAGACGGTAGGTGCAACGCGTTCTATCGCGAGTTCAAGCTGACTGCGGCGCAGATGGCCGAGCGGTTCGGCAAAGAGAATCTCAGCCCCCAGGCGCAGAACGCACTCAAAGAGGCGCGCCAAGATCAGTGGTTCGACTGCGTGCAGATGGTTGAGCCAAATGCCGACTATCTGCCAGGCGCAAAGGTAAGCCGTCTTCTGCCGTATGTCTCGCTGGTGTGGGAGAAGAGCGCCACGCCTGACAAGGTTCTCGAGCATCGCGGCTTCCACGAATTCCCGGTAGCCGTAGTGCGCTGGGACACTCTGCCGGGCGACTGCTATGGTACTGGCCCTGGCCGTCGCTGCCTGGGCGATATCAAGGCGCTCCAGCTCTATGAGCGCAGTTCTGCCAGGATGGCCGAAACCGGCTCCAATCCTGCCGTCCAAGCGCCGATGTCGCTGCAAGGCAAGCCGAGTTCAACTAACCCGGGGAGCATCACATACGTCGACCAGGTTGGCGCGCAGAACTCGATCATGCCGATCTACGAGCCCAGCCCCCAGTGGCTCGCGGTGATCGAAGGAAAGATTGCTCGTCACGAGGCTCGTATCCGTCGCTCGTTCTACACCGATCTGTTCCTGATGATCAGCGAGATGGACGACGTACGCACGGCTACTGAGATCAACGCACGCCGCGAAGAGAAGATGGCGATGCTTGGGCCTGTTGTTGAGCGTGTCGACTATGAAGGCCTGGACCCGATCATCGAGCGCGTGTTCGGCATCATGCTGCGCCAGTCCATGCCTATTTGGGCGGGCATCATCGATGGCGAACCGTTACTTCCTGAGCCGCCGGAAGAATTGGGCCAGAACGTAGTCGAGGCCGACTACATCTCTATCCTGGCGCAGGCTCAGAAGGCCGGCGCGGTCAATGGCCTGGAGCGTATCGCGAACACCATTGGTCACTTGTCTGGAGCCTTCCCTGAGGTCAAGGACAAATTCAACGCCGACCAATGGGTTGATGAGTATGCAGAAGCCGCAGGTGTCATTCCCACGGTTATCCGCGGCGATGAAGAGGTCGATGCAATCCGCGAACAGCGCGCCCGTCAGCAGCAGGCAGCAGAAGCACAGCAGGCGCTCGCAAGCGGCATCGAAGGCGCCAAGCTTCTATCCGAAACCCAGGTCACGCCAGACAACGCCTTAGGCCAGCTACTCGGAGCATAAATGTTCGAAGACGACGAGATCACGCAGCAGCGTGAGGAAGCCTCGCGCCTGAGGCAAAGGCAGCGGGAAGACGACGTGAAGTCTCAGATGGCGACCCTAAGCGGTCGCCGTTTTGTTTGGGATCTTCTGGGCTACACGCGGTACGAAGGCCGCTCAACCCTCTTCGATACCCACGGCGGCCGCCAGAGCTATCTGCTCGGCGCCTATGAGGTAGGCCGAAAACTTTCCGAAGAAATCCGAACCCTCTGTCCTGAGCAGTACCTGCTCATGGTCAGGGAGAACAGCAAACAACCCGACGAGGTTACCCAATGACCGAAGCAGTCGATACCGCCACCACTACCGTAAGCGGGACCGAGAGTGCGACGTCAGAGGCCCAGGCTAGCCAGCAACAAGCTGCCGAGCAGGGCCAACAGCAGCAAGCCCAAGCGCAACAGCAGGAACAGAAGCCAGCAGTACCCGACGCGTACAAGTTCGAATCCCTCCCGGAGGGCTACGACTTCAGCGCCGAGGCTCAGGCCGAATGGTCCGGCGTGTTCAAGGAACTGGGTCTGACCCAGGAACAGGCCAGCAAGCTGGTCGAGATGGACGCCAAGCGGCAGGCATCGGGTGCTCAAGCATCTGAGCAGGCCGCAATCGAGTACCGCAACCAGCAGGTCTCCAAGTGGGAGTCCGAACTGAAGCAAGACGCGGCATTCGGGGGCGCCAATTTCGAGGCCAACGTTGGCATCGCACAGAAAGCCCTGGCCGATTACGGCACCCCTGAGCTTACCGCGATGCTGAAGGAATCCGGGCTGGGATCTCACCCGGAAGTCGTCCGCTTCTTCCACCGAGTCGGCCAGCAATTGGCCGAGGGCAAGTTGCATCGCACCACCACCGAAGTCCCAACCGAACGCTCGCTTGCCGAGCGGATGTACCCCAACTATCCCGCTTAAGGAGTCCCCATCATGGCGACTATTGGCAATACCGTCCCGACGCTGCTTGACGTAGCAAAACGACTGAACCCGGATGGCGGCGGCATCATGCCGATTGCTGAGCTGCTGTCCCAAGAAAACGAGATGCTGCTGGACATGCCCTGGTACGAGGGCAACCTGCCCACCGGCTCGCGCATCACTACCCGCACCGGCCTGCCGGATGTGATCTACCGCAAGCTGAACAGCGGTGTGCCGCCGAGCAAATCGACCACCGCGCAAGTCGACGAGGCATGCGGCATCCTCGAAGCTCGCGGCCAGGTTGACGTGGACCTGGCGATGCTGAATGGCAATACCGCAGGTTTCCGCCTGTCTGAGTCGCGCGCATTCATGGAGGCAATGAACCAGGCCATGCAGCGTGGCGTGATGTACGGCAACACCGACGTCACCCCCGAGTCGTTCACTGGTATCGCGCCGCGCTTCAACACCGTCAGCACCGCAACTGCCGCAACCGCTGCAAACGTCATCGACGCCGGCGGCACCGGCTCTACCAACACCTCGATCTGGCTGATTGGCTGGGGCGAGAACACCGTCCACGGCATCTATCCGAAGGGTTCGCAAGCCGGCCTGGTCCATAAGGATCTTGGTGAAGGCGACGCTTTCGATGCCAGCGGTAACCGCTTCCGCGCCCTGATGGACCAATACCAGTGGAAGGCCGGCATTGCGGTCAAGGATTGGCGTTACATCGTTCGCATCGCGAACATCGATGTCACCACCCTGACCAAGAACGCCGCCTCCGGCGCTGACATCATCGACCTGATGACCCAGGCACTGGAACTCATCCAAGGGCTGACCGGCGTCACTCCTGTGTTCTACGTGTCCCGGCGCATCCGTTCCTTCCTGCGTCGTCAGACCGTCAACAAGGTTGCTGCAAGCACCCTGACCTACGAGAACGTGGCCGGCAAGCCTGCGCTCATGTTCGGCGAAGTCCCGGTTCGCCGCGTCGACGCCATCCTCAACACCGAAGCCCGCGTGGTTTAAGGAGACGATCATGTACGTCGATAAGCAAGCCGAATTCTCGGACAGCCAGGCGGTAACGGCTACCGCCATCTCCACCAACGTCTACGACCTGTACCCGCGTGGTAATGCGGTCAACACCAACGTCACTCGCGACATCGGTGTGGGCGAGGACGTCTACCTGGTCGTCCAGTGCGACACCACTGCAACCGCAGCCGGCGCCGCAACTGTGACTGTCAGCCTGGAATCGTCCTCGACCGCAGACCTGGCAACCTCTCCGACCGTGCACTTCGTATCGGCAACCCTGGCTCTTGCCAACCTTGTTGGGGGCACCACTCTGCTCGCAATCAAGCTGCCGGCTGGCCAGTACAACCGGTACGTTGGTGTGCGTTACACCGTCGCAACCGGCCCTCTGACTGCCGGTGCGTTCTCTGCGTTCCTGGCCAAAGACATCCAGGCGTTCCGCGCCTACGTCAAAGGCTACAACTTCTGAGGACTGACTGATGGCTAAGAAAGAAGAAGCCAAGAGCGGTACCGCTAAGTGGTGTGAAGTGCTCGAGGTGAGCTACATCGCTGATCGCATCTGCCAGCCCGGTGAAAAGGTTCTTTATGACCCGGGCGAGGATGGCGTAATCGGGCCTAATCTTCGCGAAATCAAAGAAGACGAAGCCAAGTAACACCTCAGGGCCCTTCGGGGCCCTTTTCTATTTCCGAGGGACGCCATGAGTTCGATAGTAGACATCGCCAACATGGCGCTTTCGCACATCGGTAACAGCGAGCGTATCAACGCTCTGGATGAGGCGAGTGCGCAGGCCGAGCAATGCAGCCTGTTCTTCGAGCCTTGCGTTGATGAGGTCTTGCGTGCCATTCCCTGGGGTTTCGCGACGGCGTTCGTTGATCTGGCGGAAGTGGCAATCAACCCTGACCCGGAGTATCCCTACTGCTATGCGATGCCTGTCGACTGCTTGTTGGCTCGCCGCATCGTCAACTCGGTATGGCCTGTTGGCTACTACCCGTTCCCCTGCGACTACCAGTTGCCTCAGATCCCGCCGATTCAGTTCCGCGTGATCAATGGATCTAGCGGTAGTCTGATCTCGACAACTGTCTCACCCGCGAAGCTTGAGTACACCACCAAGCTCTCTACGCCTGAAATCTTCGATCCGATCTTCGTGTCTGCTCTGTCTTGGAAGCTGGCTGAAAAGATCGCTCCTTCGCTCAGTCGTGATGCGAACATTGCGGAGAAATGCGAGCAGCAGTATCAGCTCGAAATCCGAAAAGCTGGGGCAGCCAGCTTCAACGAAGCTCAGCGTGGCCCGCAGCCTGAATCTTCCTTCATCTCGGTGCGCTCATGACCCTGCTCGTTCAGCCGTCTTTCAGCGCGGGCGAGATGGCGCCTGCAACCTATGGCCGTGTTGACCTGGCGCGCTACTACACCGGTCTGCGCACCTGTCGAAATTTCCAGGTTCTTCCCGAGGGGGGAGTCCAGAACCGGGCTGGTACGAAGTTCATCGCTGAGGTAAAGGGCAGCGCGAACTTCACTCGGCTGATCCCCTTCCAGTACTCGACCGAGCAGACCTATATCCTGGAATTCGGCAACCTGTATATCCGCTTCGTGAGCAATGGCGGGCAGGTTGTCAGTGGTTCGGTCCCGTATGAAATCGCAAGCCCATACACGACTGCCGATCTGCGCGATCTGAAGTTCACTCAGTCTGCCGACGTCCTGACCATCGTTCACCCGAACTATGCCCCCCGTGAACTGAAACGTCTTGCGCCGACCAACTGGACTCTGACGACTATCGCGTTCCAGCCTGGTATCGCTGCGCCAACGGGGTTGTCCGGCTCTCCTCGGACTGGTGGTTCTGGAGACACAACGAACTATAGGTATCGGGTTACGGCAGTCAGTTCGAAGGACACCGGTTCTATCGAATCTTGGGCGAGCAATACCGCCACTGTGGCCAGCTTTGACGATAAGCCTGGTGCCACCCTGTCCTGGACAGCCGTAACAGGTGCTGACCATTACAACATCTACAAGGACAAGTCCTCTGGCGTTTTCGGCTACATCGGTCAGTCTGACACCACGTCGTTCAGCGACATCAACATCGCTCCTGACAACGACAAGACTGTGCCGATTGGATACAACCCGTTCGCTGGTGGCAACAACCCATCGGTCGTAGGCTACTTCCAGCAGCGGCTAGTCTTCGCTGCCAGCAAGGACCAGCCTCAAACCATCTGGATGAGCAGGGTTGGCGACTTCCACAACTTCGGCTATTCAGATCCATACAAGGACGATGATGGCATCGAGTTCACGATTGCCAGTCGTGAGGTAAACCAGATTCGTCACCTAGTATCGCTGCGTGATCTTCTGGTGCTGACGTCCGGCGCAGAGTGGTCGGTTAGTTCCTCGAAAGAAACCGGTATCACCCCTGAATCGATCTCTGTCAGCGCGCAAAGCTACTTTGGGTCTAGTGGCGTGATTCCAGCCGTCTACGCCAATACTGCGCTGTACATCCAGGCCAGGGGCGGCAAGCTGTCGACGCTCGCCTATAACGATATTGATGCCGGCTTCAGGCCTAGCGACGTGAGCGTTCTTTCGTCGCACCTACTGCGCGGGTACACCATCGAGGACCAAGCATTCACGCTGACGCCCAATGGCGTTCTGTGGATGGTCCGTAACGATGGTGTGTTGCTCGGATTCACGTTCATGCCGGAGCAGCAGGTTTTCGCCTGGCATCGTCACGACACCGATGGCGAGGTCGAATCGGTAGCGACTGTTCCAGAGGGCGACGAAGATATCCTCTACATGATCGTCAAGCGCACGATCAACGGGTCTACCAAGCGTTACATCGAGCGCATGCAGTCACGCCAGTTGAACAAGTTCGAAAGCGGCGATTACGTCTATGACCGCTCGTTCTTCGTCGACTGCGGCCTGACCTACGACGGGCGCGGCACCATGAGCGCTACGTTAACTGGTGGGACTGACTGGAAATACCCGAACCCTCTGACCCTTGAGGCGCTGTCGGCTCCGTTCAACCCCGGGCATGTCGGGCGCTACCTAATCCTTTATGGCGGTGGAGACGAGGACAATATCGGCGATGTGCTGACCGTCAAGATTCTCTCCTATGACTCCCCTGGCGTCGTTTCCGTGGAACCTCAGACTATCGTCCCTGAGTCATTGCGCGGGATATCGGCAACGCGCTGGGGCTTCGCCGCAACCACCATCAGTGGGCTTGGCCATCTTGAGGGCAAGACGGTTTCGATTCTCGCAGACGGAAACGTCGCGCCTCAGGCGGTTGTCTCTGGGGGTTCAATCACGCTGGATGGCCCGTCACTTGTTGTGCATGTCGGCCTTCCGATCACTGCGGAGATAGAGACGCTAGATATCACCATGCAGAACCAGCAGGCGTTTCTCGGCAACAAGAAGCGCATCAACCAGCTTGTCGTGCTGCTCGAGCAAAGTCGCGGCTTTTGGGCAGGCGCTCGGAGTGATCGTTTGAGGGCTGCATCCGGCTGGGAATACAAGCAGCGTGCAACAGAGAACTACGGCGAGCCTATCGAACTGAAGACAGGCAAGGCGGAGATCAGTATCAGCACAGACTGGACAGACGATGGCCGCATCTTCATCCGCCAAAGCGACCCGCTGCCCATTACGATCTTGGGAGTTCTTCCGAATGTCCAGGCCGGGGGCTGAGCTTAGGGCTGTCGACGAGCAGATTATTGCTCACGTTGTTGCCAATGTCCGCGAGGCGGATCGACTTGAATTCGAGGCTATTCGTGGCGCCGATGTAGAGCAGGAATTTCGCTACGCCCTGGAACAGAGCGAAGAGGCATTTGTTCTGGTTAGCCGCGGAGAACCTGTCGTGATCTTCGGATGCATTCGGTACGACGACCGAATAGGCGTCCCTTGGATGATCAGCACGCATGCCGTTACCAGGCATCGCGCAGCTTTCCTCCAGGAGTGCAGAGATCAGATTGAGCGTATGCGTAAACGCTACGCGGCACTCATCAACTACACCGACGCACGATATGAGCAGGCCCTGCGCTGGATGCAGTGGCTGGGCTTCGACATGCTTGATGCCGTTGAGTACGGCGTAAACGGTGAACTTTTCCACCCATTCACTATGCGAGGCGAACTATGGGCGCAGCATTAGCGGCAGGCGCTGCCGGAGCTGGCGGGCTGCTGAATGCCTATTCGCAGATTCAGCAGGGCAAGGATGCCGTACGCACCGCGAACCGACAGCAGGCCTATCTAAATCGCCAGGCACGTCAGGTGCTGGACCAAGGCGAATTCGAAGACGCTCAGTTGTACGAACAGGGGCGTCAGATCGTGGGCGCCCAACGAGCCGGATTCGCGGCTAACGGCGTAGACGTAAACAGCGGAAGCGCGTCCCGCGTCCAAGAGTCGACGATGAACCAGGTCGCCATGGATGCGGAACAGGTCAGGCGTAACGCATTCAACCAAGCGTTTGGCATAGTCACGCAAGGTAACGAAGGGGTCCGTCAGGCCCGCGCCGACTATCGCACTCGTCGCCTGAATGCCTTCAGTTCTCTTCTCACTGGCGGCTCGCAAGCCTACGGCAACTACAAGGCGCTTTCCTGATGGCAGCACAGATCCCGCAATATCGACGCAGGGTAGGTCCTGACGTACCGCAGGCGCCTCGCGCGCTTGGCCAGAGCGTTGATGCATCAGGCCTCGCCCAAGGAATCAACTCTGCGGTAAACGCCTTTGTACAGGTCCAGCGGCAGGAGATTGAGGACGCGAACCGTACCGCTGTTCTTGAGGCTGACAATGGGCTGGGCGCGTGGGAAAACGACACGCTCTTTAACCCGGAGTCCGGTGCCTTCACAAAGAAAGGACGAGGCGCTCTGAACATCACGCAGTCGACTCTCGAGTCGTTCGACAAGCAGCGTGAACAGATCTCCGCAAACCTGGCCAACGAGAGCCAGCGTGAGATGTTCAATCAGGCGGCATTGCGTCGCCGTGAAGGACTTCAGGCCAAGCTCGGGCAATACGAGTTCCGCGAGCAACAGGTCTACAAGGATGAGGTCGATAAGTCTTCCATCCAATTGGCGATGGACACTGCTGCGCTGAACTACAACGACCCGCAGTCTATCGAGCAAAACCGCGCCAAGATGGATGCTGTGATCCAGATGCGTGGCGCCCGTATGGGCTGGTCGCCTGAAGAGATGGAAAACCAGCGACGCCAGGCTAACAGTTCGCTGTCGCAGGCTGTCATCCAGCGCATGCTGATCGACTCGCCGCAGAAGGCCAGAGCCTACTACGACCAGTTCAAGACTGGCATGTCTGCTGAGGACCAGATCCGTGCCAGCAATGGCATTGACCAAGCGTTTCGTCGGCAGGAGGCGGAGGCGCGTCAACGTATGGTTGAGCAGCGTCAGCTTCAGGCAATTGCCAGGTCTGAACTCAGTAGCCGTGTACAGGATGCCCAGGCCGCATACCTACAAGGCTTTGACTATGCCGATCCTCCATCTCTGGCAGACTTCAAGAATGCCTATGGTGATCGCGCGCAGGAGCAGTGGGATTCGTTCCGCAAGGTGCAGGAAGTTGCCCCGGCTATTCGGGAGTTTGCTACTGCTGATCCCGCTGAGCGTGAGGCCATTCTTAGCCGCTTCCAGCCAACCACTGATGGCGTGGCTAATGAGGGATTCCGCGAGGATAACCAACTCTACCAGCGCCTTTTGACTGTAGGCACTGCTCTGATGAAGAAACAGCAGCAGGATCCTGCCGCCTACGTGGCTCAGTACAGTCCTGCTGTGCGCCAGGCCCTGGTCAACGCCCAGGAGCAAAACACGCCGGAGGCCTACGAGGCATACGCAAACGCCGCGATTGCTGAGCAGCAACGCTTGGGCGTCCAGAACATCAAGATTCTCCCTGATGCTTTGGCAAACCAGTTCGCCGCGGACTTCAACAGTCGTGTCGCATCAGGGCAGGGCGATACCGCGGCTCAACTTATCGAGCAGTACCAGGCGCAATGGGGCAAGAACTTCGGGTATGTGATCCGCCAGCTTGGCTCGAAGCTTCCTGCTGAAGCCCAGGTTATCGCAACCGGCCTGCCGAAGGATGTGGCCGAGCGCATGGCAAGCGTTGCTCCGCTGAAGGAAGGCGACCTTAAAAAGGCCATGGAAGACGGGCAGTTGAAGGAGATCCAGCAGGCTGTGCAGTCGGAGATGTCCGATTTCGCCGCAACCCTTATGGGGCAGTCTGGCGGCCTCAACACTTTCAACACCATGTACCAGGCCGCGGTTAAGACTGCATCTGCATACGTTCTGCAAGGCGAGAAACCGGCTAAGGCGGCGCAGCGCGTTGTCGCTGGGATGGCTGGTGACAAGTATGACCTGTTCGGTACTTACCGCGTGCCTAAGGAACTGGACACCAGCGCGGTGAGCCGTGGTGCCGATGTAGCTCTGGAGAACCTGAAGCCTGATGATCTCATGCCGCTTCCTGGCATCCCAGGCGTTGAAGAGTCCGAGAACATCCGGCAACTGCACTCGGCGGTTATCGACAACGGCCAGTGGGTTACGAACGGTGATGAGACAGGCCTGAGCCTCACGCTCAACGGCTACCGAGTCCTTGGTAAGGATGGTAAGCCGATCACCCGGACGTGGAGCGAACTGCAAGAGCAAGGCACCAAGGCCCCCGCCCAATATCGCGTTGCACCTCTTGGAATCGTTCCATGACGATCTACACACAGGATGCTCCTGCGCTTGACCGGCGCACGCTGCTGGACATTCCGGCAGATACTGGTGATGTGTTTGGGGCTGCGTTTGAATCCGCATTCTCGACCAACCCTTCATCCTCGATTGTGCGCATGGAGGAGTTGAGGCAGGCAGAGGAGGGCCGAGGGTTCACTAACGACAGTGACTCAATCGTAGTTCAGCCTCGCCTGGAGCCTGACACACCTCTCCTGAGCGCTGAGGATGCAAGAGCCCGTGTTGCAGAGTCTGGTCTGGATATCAAGGTTCCCGATCAAGGGATCAGGCAAGGTGCTCTCGACATCCTGATTGACAGGCACCGTGCCCAGGCGGCACGCCAGCAGATCATGGCTCGCGCCGGCTCCGGGACTATGCCTGCACAGATCGCAGCATCGCTGGGCGCCTCTCTGCTGGACCCTCTGAACATCGCTTCGGCATTCGTGCCGGTGGTTGGCGAGGCCCGGTATGCCAACCTACTGGCTAGGGCAGCTTCTCCGCTCGGTCGGGCCGGTGTTCGGGCTGGCGTAGGTGGATTGGAGGGTGCAGTCGGCGCGGCAATCATTGAGCCTTTACCTCTGCTTGCGGCGGCTCAGGATCAAACGGACTATGGGCTTTCTGACTCACTAGCCAACATCGCGCTTGGTGGTCTGCTTGGCGGCGGCTTGCATACCGTGGGAGGCGCCATATCTGACGCGCTGAAGCGTCGCGTGGTTGGTGAACTAGACGCACAGCCATCTGTAGCCGCTGCCATCCGTCCCGAGCCTACGGCGCGTCGCCAGGTCGACTATGGGCGCCTCTTTGATGACGACCCGGATGTTGCGCTTAGGCAGTCCCTTGCGCGCGGCCTTGAGGCCGATCAGGCGAACCTTTACCAGGCAGCACGCAGCCAGGCCATCGAAGAGATTCGGCCATCCCTTGTGTCCGATCGGGTTGGCAACGTTGCAGACCTTCGGGCGGAGTTGACCCGCCTTGAAGCCAGAGCGCAGGCGCTTCCCGACACATTCAAGACTAGGGCGAAGGAATTCCAAGGGCCTAGGGTCAGCCGCAAGCAGGCGGAACGTATGGCGCGAGACGCCATTGCAACCGAGAGCGAACAGATATCGGTTCGACGTGAGCAGATCAATGCAGAGATAGAGCGCAACCGTTCTGGCGAGATGGCGCGTCAGGACATTGCGGCGCTCAATCGTGGCGAAGTGCCGGAACGCCTTGCGGGTCGCGTAGAAGCCAGAGCTGCGCAGATCATGGAAGGTTACCGCCAGCGTCCACTCGGGGCAGCGGTAAAAACTGCCCGTCAGGTTGCTGAGGAGTCCGACTGGACTATTCGCGATGCCGCGTTGCGTACTGCGGTTAGTCAGGCAATGACTGGCCGCGACATCGCTGTAGCCGATCTGTTCGACTTGCAGAACCCTGCCAAAGCAGCGCAGGCGATGGACAACCTACGCCGCCCGCAAGAGCGCAGGGTTGATCCTGAAGGTGCTGCCGAAAGCCGTCGTATCGATGAGCTGAAGTCGACAGATGATCTTGAGGATGCCCGCCAGGCCTTGGCAGATGACGAGGCACTGTCCCGCGAGATCCTTGAACAGTTGCCAGAGGATCAGCGGGCCATGGTAGAGGCAATGGGGAGAGAAGAATTCGCCCTGGCTGATGCCGAGGCCGCGAAGGCTGAGAAATATTCCAAAGCCTATCGGGCTGCTGCACTTTGTGAGATTGGGAGAGGTTGATGGCGACTACGCTACCGGCAGGGATCAGTCCTTGCGCTGATGCAGTAAGAGAAGCCGCGGGGGATATGGAGGCGACGGAGATTCAAGAGATCTTCCAGTTGCTGCGTGGACGCACACAGGAGATTCTCGCGAGGGAAGGGGCATATAGTACCGAGCAGGCGGCAATGCGAGCAGCCGATGAGCTAGCTCGCCAGGCTGAGCATGCTGCCATCATCGAACGTCGTAACGCGCTGCTGAATGTGCGCGCTCGAGCGCAGCTAGTCAGCTTTGTGCGCAACACCTTTGCCGATCGTCCCGACCTTGGCGTTGAGTCTTTCTTGGTGGGGACAAACGTTGCACGAAAGGGGGCTCGCCTCTCTGTTGCGGCAGAACAGAAGGCACTCGGCGATGCATACATTGGCGGGATGCTGAATGACCTGGAGCGAGGCGATTTGGTTGGCGTCCTTGCTCGGGGTGACTCCGACCAAGACATCGCTGACGCTTTGTGGCGCATTGGCAACGATCAGGATGTGTCTGACCTGAATCCTCAGGTTGTCGAAATCGCACAGATCATCCAGCGGTACCAAGAAGCGGCCCGCCTCGATGCCAACCGTGCCGGTGCCAGTATTGGACGTATCCCCGGCTACATCGCCCGGCAGAGCCATGATAGCGAGAAGATCGGCGCAGCCGGCTTCGATCAATGGCTTTCCGATATTCTCCCGCGGCTGGATCCTCGCACCTTCGACGGAGTGTCGGATGTGAATGGGTACATGCGCGGGATTTACGATAGTCTCGTGTCTGGCGACCATCTGCGCGCTCAAGGCGATGCTCGGCCGAATGGATTCCGCGGCCCAGCAAACCTTGCGCGCAAGATGAGCCAGGAGCGCGTTCTGCACTTCCGCGATGGAATTGGCTGGCACGAATACAACCGGCTCTATGGGACCGGCAACCTGCGCGAGGCGGTATTGCGCGGCCTTGACCTGTCAGGCCAGAACACGGCCCTTATGCGCCGGCTTGGCACAAATCCGGAAGCCAACCTGAACATGGCCCTGGATGTGATCAAGGAAGACGTGCGCAGTGGCGGTGATCCGCAGGCCCTGGCGAATTTCAACACGGCTCGCGAAGGGATGATCCGCAATCGATTCCGCGAGGTGAGTGGGCAGACTCGAATCCCTGGTAACGCTGCTGCTGCGCGTATCGCTGCAAACGTGCGTGCCTGGCAGTCGATCTCCAAACTCGGTGGCGCCTTGCTGTCATCGTTCACCGACCTCCCGGTCGCAGCAAGCGAGATGAAATACCAAGGCCGTTCGTTCCTGGGCAGTCTTTCGGAAATGGCAACCGGTCTGCTGAAGGGGCGCGGTAGTCGTGAGCAACGGGAAATCCTCTCAAGCTTCGGCGTATATGCGGACTCCATGCGCGGCGAGATCATGCGCCGGTTCTCTGCTGACGACTCAATGGGTGGGCGCATGTCCCGAGGCATGAGCCACTTCTTCCGGCTAAACGGCGTGTCGTGGTGGACTGATGCGAACAAGGCCAGTGCCGGACTGATGATGTCTCACAACCTGGCGCAGAGTCGCCGCCAAGCCTGGGGATCGCTGAACCCTGATCTTCGGCGCGCACTGAGCCTGTACGACCTTGATGCCGGTAAGTGGGATTTGCTCCGCGAGATGGACACTCGAATGGCTGACGGTCGTGACTACATGACCCCGGACGGTGTTGCGGATATCACCGACGAACGCATTGCACAGTATCTGGGAGATCAAGATCGGCCTGTCTCGCCCGGCGCTATTCGTGAAACCCGGCAGGATCTAGAGCGAAGCCTGCGTGCATACATCAATGATCGAGTGACCTATGCCGTGCTTGAGCCAGATGCGCGTACTCGCTCGATCATGAACCAAGGGACTCAGCCTGGGACCGTCCCAGGGGATCTCCTGCGGTTCGTCACTCAGTTCAAGAGCTTCCCTGCCGCGTACATGCAAAAGACTCTGGGTCGTGAACTGTACGGTCGTGGCTATACGCCTGCTGGCCTGGGTGAGAATTTCCGTGGCGGAAGAGACCTGATCAGGGCTCTTCGCAATGGCAATGGCGAACGCTTGGCGCTTGCTCAACTGGTGCTTTGGACGACCGCATTCGGCTATCTGTCCATGGCCTCCAAGGATGTTGCGAAAGGTCGTGAGCCTAGAAATCCTGATGACTACAAGACCTGGGTTGCCGCTATGGCCCAAGGGGGAGGGCTAGGGATCTTCGGTGACTACTTGTTTGGCGAGGCTAACCGCTTCGGAAACTCTGCCTTGGAAAGCGCCGCCGGGCCAACGCTTAGCACTACTGCTGATCTGATGAACCTGTGGGCCAGAGCGAAAGAAGGAGAGGACACCGCCGCATCGCTTCTCCGTATCGCCCAGAACAACACTCCGTTCCTGAACCTGTTCTACAGCCGTATTGTTCTAGACCATCTGCTGTTCTACTCAATCCAGGAGGCCCTCAACCCCGGGTCGTTGCGTAGGACAGAGCAGCGCATCCAGAAAGAAAACGACCAGCAATTCCTGATTCGACCATCCCAAAGCTACATCGACACCGCAGGAGCTTTAGGCCTGTAAAGGAGAGATCATGCCTCAGTTCTTCAGTTCGTCCGTACCAGTAACTTCTGCAACCATGATGATGAATGGATTCTCCCGCCCATGCTATCAACTTAGTGTCTCTGGTTCCGGCCCCGTATCCGCACAAGCTGTGGTTGAGGGAAGTCAAGACTCGATTGGATGGATCACTATCGTTTCTCTCAACGCATCAGGTACAGACTATGCTACCGATGGGGGGCCGGTTGAAACTAACTGGCCTCTGATGCGCGCCCGTCTAACATCTGTCAGTGGCACGGCAACCCTGCACGTATCTTTGTGAGGATCTCATGGACAGGAACGAGCAGGGCGTACTAACCAATGGTTTCGTCGATCCTATTAGCTGGTCTTCGATATCTAATACACCAACCACCCTTGGTGGCTATGGCATAACTGATGCCTATCCTTCGAGTAACCCTAGCGGATATGTTAACCAGTCTGGAGCTAGGTCATCTATATCACTGACTAACGTCGGGTCCGGTGGCTCTCCAAGCTATACGGCATCTACTGGCGTTCTGAATATCCCGACCTATGGAACAGTAAACAGCATTACCGCAGGAGCTGGGCTTAGCGGTGGAACAATCACAGGTAGTGGCACGATCAGCATGCCAAATACCGGGACCGCTGGAACATACTCAAATGTGACCACGGATCCCCAAGGGCGAGTTACTTCTGGAACCTCGATTACGCAGTCGTCTGCCTCTCGTAGCCTCAACTCTGCGTTTCAGATAAGTGCATCGAGATCATCGCTTGTAACGTACAGTGTACAGATCACTGTTACTGCGAGCATAGCCGGTGGCCAGAATGGAGATGTCATTCTCGAAATAGCAAGCGATAGTGGATTCACGTCTAACGTTCAGACGGTCGCCATCGCCGGACTTGGACAGACCTATTCTCTTGCAGTCGCGCTACAAGGGGTTCAGCCGCAGACGTCTGTTGTCTCTGGTGTGGTTCCTGCTGGTTACTACGCACGACTCAGAACCGTAAACAACACTGGAACACCGTCTTTCTCCTATAGAGCCGGACAAGAAGTACTTCTGTAAAATAATTTTCCACAGAGAGCCCCGCCTTGTGCGGGGTTTTCGCATTTCTGGAGCATCGAAAATTGACCGTCGAAACCACTGATAGCATTGTTGAGTACACGGGTAACGGGGTTACTACGGCATTCCCTGTGCCTTTTGAATTTCCGGCTAATGAAGATCTCGTTGTTACGCAGGTCTACAACGATGTGTCGACGGTCCTTGTTCTTGGAACAGACTATCTCGTTGTTGGGGCTGGCGCTCAAGCAGGAGGCGCAGTGATTACCACCGTGGCCCCTCCGCTTAACTCAGTGATAAATATCTCAAGGGTACTTGAGGCGCTTCAAAAAACTGACCTGAGAAACCAGGGCAGGTATTTTGCTGAAACACATGAAAGCGTATTCGACTACCTGACGATGCTGATCCAGCAGGGGTTCTCTGGCCTTTCCCGGGCGCTTCGTCGGCCTCTCGGCAAAGACTACTTCGACGCGGAAGGACGCAGGATTGCCAATGTTGCAAATCCTTCCGAGAACCAAGATGCAGTAAATAAGCAATGGACCGAGCAATACGTTGGAAGTGTCGTAGGAGGGATTCAGGGGCCGATCAATAACGCCGCAAACATCCTCTATCTTTACCCGGATGGTACTCCCCACGTTGTGCAAGACCTTTCCAAGTCAGACGGGGCGAGCGGTATTGGTTGGAAGCAGCGCACCGTAGCCGACCGCCTGAACGATACTGCGAACGTAAAGGACTACGGAGCAATCGCAGATGGAGCGTATCACCCGCTGTCAGAGCGGTTCGCAACACTCGCGGATGCGCAAGTGGTTTACCCACACGCCACTGCGCTGACCGACAGCATCGACTGGGCGGCGTACCAGGCGGCAATCAACTCCGGATCTCCGCATGTGCATGCGCCAGGCGGCCACTACGTCATGAATCGCGGAACTCTCGCTGAGCGGGATATTCGGTATACCGGTGATGGCTATGCCACACACGTGGATTTCAGCCTGGCAGATGGACCCGGTAGCTGCATGCTGACGCAGGGCGAGCTTACGCAAATCGGCGACCTGTCGGTAAGCGTAGTGAAAGGGGCGCGCACATTAACCTTTGCTGCCGCCCCGGACCTTGTACCAGGTGATGTGGTCGTTGTGTACAACCCAACTAATGGATCGTGGCTGGCTGACCGCGATCCGTATCGCGCTGGTGAGATGTGGAAGGTTCATTCGGTTAGCGGCAACACCGTTACGATCTATGGCAACAGTTCGTCGGTGTACCTGTTCACCGAGGTTGACGTATACCGCCTGCGCGGCGTGCGTGTCTCTGTTGATCAAATGCATTTCTCGCCGTCTGACACATATTCCATTGCGCCGTTCAAGGTTGTGTTCGGCGATGGCGTTAGAGTTTCGAACTACTACGCCAGCGATGTCTCGCTTTACACGGGGCTAGAGGTAGAGCGTTGTTTTGACGTGTCGATCAATGCATCCTCAACTCCAAACATGTCTCCTGCCGTCAACGATGAATATGGCATGACTATCTCGAACTGCCATAACTTCTCAGTTTACGGTGGTTACGCGGCAGCAACCAGGCATGCCGTGGCGCTGGGCGGAATGGATGACGTATGCTGTGTGCCCAATCGTAACGGCCTGATATACGGCATGCACATTGAAGGTATTGATATCGCGTCTGATATTGGTGCAGGTGATATGCACGGCAATGCCGACAAAATCACGTACGACAACTGTGAGTTTCGGAACGGTGTAATTCTTCAAGGGCGCGATGCCACCGTCCGTAACAGTACGATCTACGGAGTATCAAGTACCTCCGGAGAAGCGCTCTACGGAACCGAAGTTTATGGCGGAACGTACACAATCGAGAACAATCGTTTTATCAGTTATGGAAATGGAGCTTCTTTCGGCATCATCCATATTTCACCGGGGACAAGCCAACGCGAAGCGCTGCTCATCATCGCGAGAAACAATACGTTCGAATTGCCTAACGCGACAGGGTCGACCAAAGTGTTGTTTCTTCGTGGGCGCAATAGTCCGCTACCTTGCAGCGTGAACATCGATGGCATGCATGTCCACATGGCGCCTGTTGCGATGCAGTGCTTCCTTTTCGCAGATGACCAAGTTGCGGCCACTCTGAACAGTAACTATCTCATCGTGGATGGAGTATACGGGCCAAGCGGCACCTATTTGCTGTACCCAACCGCAAAGAACGCAGGTATAGCAACCCGACAGATGCGCCAAGCCGGCGCAGTGAACGTGACCACCACGGCATCCGCTACGGTCGCAGCTCCAGCTCAGACCATTCGCTACCCGTATTCCAAAATGCCCAATGTTAGCGTTCAGGTTTCAAGCCAGTCGGGCGCTGATCAGAGCGCTATCGGATCGATCACGCCTGTGCCGATTGCGTACAATGTTCAGCCCGGCAGCATTCGTCCAGCCATCATGGCCCCTAGTGGATCGTTTGCCGCCGGCGGGTCTGCGCGTCTTCACTGGTCTGCGAGCGTAGACGACATTTAATCCGTTGGCCTGGATGGCTTTTGCATTCAGGCCTTGTTAAATGTCTTGATAGTAAGTTGCGAGAATGAAAACAAGCATGAATGCTGTTGCATACATAACCTGCATGAATTGCGCTAAAATTTTACGATACATTTAGCTGTCCTCGATCTTAAGTTTTGATGATGAATATAGTCCTAGCGCGGCAGGAAGTAACAGGTATGTGAAATATTTTCCGACAAGGAGAAGCACTATTGTCACTGCCAGAATTGAGAATGCGGATATTTCTCTATTTGTCTGCGCTCTGCCAAGAGCTATATTTATTCCTAGCTCTACCGCAGGGG